GATGTTTACGCTACCAACGCCATTAGCTCCGCTACTTCCACAAGAAATAGCATCACCATTTCTGTGAGCTGGTTGACCATTTACATTTACTGTTCCAGAACCTGCTGAAGCAGAAGCACCATGCGGTGGTGAATTTGGACAAGCATGTGCGGCATATGCGTCGCCTTGCCTTACCACTGGTTTTCCTCCAGCATTTACATCTCCACTAAAACTAGATGGTGGTCTTGGTGGAGCTCCACATGGATCACCGGTTGAAGCAGAACCTTGAACAACTACAGCAGGCATTATAATCTCCTTTAGCTAGTCATAACGTTAATTAACCATTGAGGAGCATTAGCAGAACGACCACCCGATCCCCAATACGTAGCAGAACCAGCTGGAACTGTATTGCCAGCTGAAATATCTAAGTGAACACCTACGTTACCCATATAACCTACACCGGCTCCAATGGCTGTAGCCCCCGCGTTTTTAGCTTGTTGACACCAATCGCGAAGTTCTTGGGATTGAACATTTAATCTTTTACCTTCTGACGTGAATAGATGAACATCAGCCGCGAAGCCATTTAGGTGTCTATCAGAACCAGTTCTTCTTTGTGGAGTCATACCACCTGAGAATATTTCCGCAGATAATCCACTGTTTTTACAAGCTTGAATAATAATCTGCTCAAGCTGAGTAACAATTTCTTTATTTCTTGTTGCATGAGCATTTGTGTATTTTACAGTTGTCCCAGCACCGTCTTGGTAAATAATCTTACCATCAATAGCTGGGTTTGTAGTATCAGAAGTAATGTTTTGAAGATTTTGACCTGAGTAGCCAGAGATTCCAGCTCTACCGACATTTTGAAGATTCAGAACTTGTTGAGAATATGCAGCAGTTCCATCTGGACTAATCACAGAATATTTTGGTGTTGGGAAACTAATGTCAGTATCAGCTTCATCGATTTGTACTTCAAATGGCGTACGCTCAAGAGCGTCAAATCCAACCTTTGGAAGATTGTTTGGTGAAGTTGGATCTGGAATTATTGGATCATCTGGCGCTTCAGGAGCTTCGTCTGGAGAGAATGCAGAACCAGGAGACATTGTACCACCTGGATTTAATTCGAGTTGAGATGATTTAATATTTGTAGTTCCAGAAGAACCAATATTAGATGTTCCACCTGCGATATTCATAGTTCCATCAGCATCTAAATTCATAGTTGGAGAAGCTAAACTCATTTCGGCGTCAGCATCTATTTGCATAGTTGCGGTTACAATGTTTATTTCGGATCCAGCTGAAACATCTAAAGAAGAGCCAAAATTCATATAGCCCGAAGTAACAGCATCTAAAGTTAAGGCATCAGTTCCAAGGTCTATTGTTTCTTGACCCATCGCAGTAAATGCTACAGTATGCAAATCAAGTGAAGCCGTTGCATCAGCTCTAATAGTGTCTGTAGTCAATTGATATGTTGGAACTTGAGTAACCATAGTTGCTGACATATCGGTAATCATATTAGTACCAACAATTGATAAATCTTCTTGAAGGTCAATAGTCATTGATGGAGCAGTAATTGAGAATGGACCATCAGATCTAAAGTCAATTTTACCCGCAGAGTCAACAGTCAAGTTACCAGTTGTTTTTACATTGATGTTGCCTCTTGTCTGTAAGATAGTGGATCCCGTAACATATCCATAATGCGATCCAGATACACGAGAAGTCAAATTTCCTTTTGTGTCAATATATGAATTACCGCCAACTGAAGATGTCATATTACCTTGAACTGTGGTAGACATATTTCCACCAACGTTAATAGTAGCATCTCCGGATACTGTAACAATCCATTGTGTCATAGCATCATATCGTTCCTTTGAACGAGTGCGCATTGATGTATCTGGTCTTAATTCAATAAAAGCGCCTGTTCGGTGCTGGATATTAATACGTTCTGCACCAGGAGTATCATCAAATTCTACAATGTGACCTGATTCACTTAAACGGACTTTGTTGTATGGATATTGAGGTGCATAAGCGTCTTCTGGTTCTCCCACACCAACTGGCCGAACTCTTTCAGAATCTAGACCTAATGCTCTATTACCAGCGTCTGTACCAGCTTCTCTTGGAAAAACTCCGTATGGATCATTGAAACCAGTAGTTGGTTCAGCACCTTCGGCATTAGTACCCATAATAGTACCAATAATAACTGGGTCTTGAGCATCACTACCATCACGAAAGAATCCCATAACCCATGAACCTTCAACAAGGCCATGAGTACCTTCACCAACGCCCGAAGTACCAGACGAAGTTGTAGGCATAAGAACCGAAGCCCAAGGAAGTTCAGCAGTTGGAAGAGCTCTTTTGTTTTCAGTGTGCCAGCCAAAGCAACGTACTTTCACGCGATTAATTACTAATGGATCGTGGCGATCTTCGACTACACCAGTAAACCAGTTAAAATCAGTAGACTTAAACCCATCTTTATTATTAAACATAGCCATTAATTATATCCTGTTAATTCTGTCACTGTACCAACTCTAAAGCCTTCAACTCTTTCCATAGCGTCAAGAACTCTTTCTTGCTCAGCGCCATTCAAATCTTTCATTTTAGCGTCAGGGCCACCGCGGTCAACTGGAACTGCTGCTGCCGAAATAACTTGCCTTGCATATGACTGAGTATTATTTTCAAATGCAGGGGCATATCTAGCAATAGCGGCAGAAATTGGTTTATCCTTATAACTGGATGTAGTAAACAGCAGGTCTGCTTTTGCCTGTCTTCCAGCTGCGTATGATGGCATAATTGCAAATCTAGGATCTCCACCAAGAGAACCGCGGGCTTGCATAAATCCACCTTCTTCAATATTTCCTGGATTATGATTTCTCCAGTTTCTTGCGCCTTGACGTCTTACAACACGACCATCAGCTAATCTTACAATATTATATCCTGGTCCAAAATCTATAACTTCAGTAATTACTGAAGCTGGATCATCTGGAACTACTGTACCTTGAACAGCTTGAGAAGTAGATGGAGCTTCGCCAGAATCAATATCACCCGCACTAAAATCTTGGCCTGATGCGGATCCAGTTTCGTCACCAGCAACAGAGGCTGGAGATTGACCATTTGCTTCAGCTTGTCTTTGCGCCGTATCACCAGTCACAGCAGCTGAATTTGCCACTGCGGCCGCTAATGCTGGATCAACTTCACCAGGACCATAACCTGGAACAACTTCAGTAGCAATAGGTCCTTGTTGCTGAAGTCCACCAGCGCCACCGTCTGGATTCTGTCCAATTACATTAGTTATTTGTGGTCGAACATCAAATGCTTCATCTCCATAACGAACATCTGCTACACCTTCAACTGGTCTATATTGCAAGTCACCTCTGTCAATGCCATCCCGAGCTAGTTTAAGACGTGTATAATAACCGGTATTATCAAATGTATGAATTGAAGATACAATCAAATAACGACCAGAAAGCATTTCATCTCGGTCGCCTTTTTCAGATCCGGATCTTGGAATTATCATTCCTATCTGACGGCCTGGAAGCAATCTTGGATCACCGTGAATTTTAACTATATGCTCAATTTGGCCAAGATTAGAAATGATTGCTCTTTTCTTTGCGCCAATATATGGCATATGAGCATGAATATTTACTTCATCTTTATCAGACATTGCCTGCATATTTACTGCGTAAAATAAGTTATGTGCATCGGGCGAGTTTGTATAATCAATGCCTGATATACTAAAATCTGGATGCATAACAAGATCTTTATCCATTGTCTGGATGTCGTCTCTCATTGCATTAAAATCTTGAAGCTGATAAGACTTAGAAGTCCAATCTAAAATATGTGTGCGAGTCGTATATGAACCATCACGAAAACCTTTGTATGGAGAGAACCCAAGGTTAGATGAAATTTCTAATATACGCAATCTTTGTTCTTCAAAAGATGCTTCTGTCATAGCATCAGCTCTTAAGAAGAACGATTGTGTATAATTATCAGCTTCTTCAGTTGAAATCATATTGTTATACGAATTCAAAACTGAGTTGCCACCAATAAAAGTTTCATAGCAAAAGAAAGGAGAACCATTTGGAGCAGCTGTCTTCGACAGAATTTGCATAATAGCTTCTGAGTATGTTTGTTTAGTTGGAATATAAGTCATTACACCTGTTGATGAACTATCACCAACTAGAAGCTTAAATGAATTATTATCTGGTCTTAAAAAGTCATTATAATCAGCAAGTGTTTTATTTAAATCATCAACACCGCATTCTTCATATAACCTTTTCAGAATATCTGAAGGTGGACCTTTCATTACATGTTGAACTCGTCTCATTTTAGAAACAAGTCCAAATGCTGAAACACAGCGCAATGTATATGCTTGAACGTCTGGTTTAGGCCTTGCAAATAACGGTATATCAATAATATACCAATCTGATTGCATATCTTCTGCTTGACCTTGACCATCTAACTGTTTGCGAAGAACTACAGATAATTTTTCGTTACCGGTAATATTCAATTCTTCGAATAAGTTGACGCCATCAACGATTCTAAATTCTCCAACCATAGCTTGTTGGAAAATAGATTCGGTGACTTCGAATGTATCTACAAGTTGAGTAATATCTCTTTCTTCACCCGTCGCCGAATAGATTTTAATTTCCATTCGAAACGCACCGGGATTACCTACACCTGTAGAATTAGTAGGATGTAAACCTGATTGCTTCATTGATTAATTAACTTCTTATAAGCCCTAGCAAAATCTTCAACAAATCCTTTTTTTAATACTTTGATTTGTTGCTTTGAATCATTAAGTCTTTCTTCATATTCTCGATAAGTAACTTCAAATACCTCGGTTTCACCTTTAGAATAAAGTGTTCTTGGGATTTCCATTCCGTCGATGTCTTCATAATGATGGGCAGCATTTATTTGGTCCTCAACTGAAAAATCATAGACAACAGTTCTAACCCATCTACCACCAGATGTTTGACCATTAATCTGAGTATCATTGCTAAAGTTACCAGTTGCGTTTGTAATTTCAAGACGATTCATGAATGTATCAATTTCTGAAATAGTAGCAGTGTGGCCAGAGTTATTACCAACAATCTGCTCTCCGACAACCCATTCCTGATCAAGCACAAAATGATTTATACCTGTCATACCAGATTCTCTATATCCAGTTATAAAAGTTTTTGTATACTTTTGTGCAATTATTTCTTGAAGCTCATTATATTCTTTCGGCCATGCGTGCAAACCTTCATATAAATGCTCATTAATAATAAATAAAGTCCAGTAATATTCTGGAGTATCATAAAACATTTGAGAAATCTGATCAGGTCTTTCATTCTCTTGAATTTCATATAACGTATAAGCCATTGCATCATCAATTTGAATATCGGCTCGAATATTACGAAAAATATCAACAACTAAAGTTCTTGAATTTGGATCGTCTTGAAAATTGTATGACGTTAATGGAAAGTTTTTAAAATAATGAGGCATTATAATAATCCTCTAATATCTGCTTGTGTAAGAACACGAGTCTCTTGAAATGTAAGCGAAATATCAACTTCTGTTGGAGCATCATCTCTATGATGTAAATGGCCGGAACCATTGAATGAAGTTTGAAAGTTTGTCAAATAGCTTTCATAAATTTTTGGATAATATGGATTTTCGTTTGCTAAACCATTCTTAAAATGAATCTTCCACTTAGCAGGGTAACTTAATAGATAACCTTGGCCAGCGGTGTCAGCATACATAAGTTCTCTGAAGAAATTTTGAATATTTTTAATATCTGCTGATTCTGATTGATTGTCTGGAACCAATTTAAAATTAAATACAAAAGAGCGGATGTTCATGTTTTGGAAAGCTGTAGTAGTATTAGGATTAATTGCAATAGATTTTGATTGTTGGTAAATATCACTAACTCTATCTGCACCAGGAACCATTGCGGCGTTTTGAATCATCTTGCCTGCCATAATAGTTCTTAAATCTGCATTTTCATTTGCAGCTGCAGTAGCACTATCTAAAACAGACTTTACTGCGTCTTGGTTGATTCCACCAGAAATTCCTGCAGCAATATCAGCACCAAGTGGACCCATATCAAATGTAGAGTAACCAGCACCATCTGCAAAAGAAACACCGGGTGGCATATACAAAGCACAATGGCCAATGGATCCACCATCTTTATCGTAAGCAGTAAATGTGACAAAGCCAGATTTACTGGTGTATAGATTACTTGGAAATATTAAAGGAGCTCTAAATGCCATTCCAACCTCAGTTATAAATATTGTTGAATGTAGTTATGATTATTTATAAGGCAAAATGGCAAAGACTTACAAAGGCAAATACACAATTAAAAAGCCTAAGAAATATCTAGGAGATCCAACAAAGGTAACTTATAGATCTCTTTGGGAACGTCAGGCTTTTAGATGGTGTGAAGGACGCGATGACATAGTTGGTTGGTCGTCCGAAGAAGTTGTAGTACCATATGTGTGTCCTACAGATAAAAGAGCTCATCGATATTTTATTGATCTTAAGATAAAATTTTCAAATGGAAGAATTGTTTTGGTTGAAATTAAACCAAAGAGACAAACAGTGCCTCCTCAAAAACCTAAGCGTCAGACTAAAAAGTATTTGACTGAGGTAATGACCTATGTCAAAAATGAAGCAAAATGGAAAGCCGCAAGCAAATACGCAAAAGATCGTGGTTATCATTTCGAAATCTGGACTGAAGACACTATGAAGCAATTAGGTATCAAACTCCTGACTGGATAATATAAATAGTATTATCAAACTAAAAAGTAGGAATTATGGCCGAATCATTTTTCACAGACCTCGCTGCAAGAGCTTTTCGTGCTGGTGTTACACCTCGCACCGATCAGTCACGTCAGTGGTTTCGTAATGAAGTGAAAAATATAAAAGTGAATAGAAGATCACTACTTAAAGATCCATCTCTTGAAAAAAGAAATAAAGCTCGAATTGGATCTATGTACATGTACTTCTATGATCCAAAACATAGAGAAACATTACCGTATTACGACGTGTTCCCATTAACCATTATGGTTGAACCAGTTCCAGGTGGTTTCTATGGATTAAATCTTCATTATCTTCCATTAGCTTTAAGAGCAAAATTGTTCGATCAATTGGTTGATCTGACTAACAATAAGAAATATGACGAATCAACTCGATTCAAATTAAGATATGACTTATTGAAATCAGCATCAAAGCTAAGACTTTTCAAACCATGCTTCAAACATTATCTCTATTCTCAAATTGAAGGTCGTGTCGCGATGGTTGAAGCTCCTGTGTGGGAAATGGCTTTATTTCTACCAACAGAGCAATTTAGAAAATCTACAAAGAGTGCTGTTTGGAAAGATTCCAGACAAGCTATAAGAGGATAACCCATGCCGTTTCAGAATCCAATTGATGATATGAAAGCAATTGTTGGTAATCAGGGCGGATTCGCTCGTACCAATTTCTTTGCGGTTACCTTTAATGGACCGGCATCTATTTCTCCAGATCCAGTAGTTGTAAATGCTCTTTGTGAATCAGCGCAGCTGCCAGGTCGTTCAATTTCTACGTTTGAACATGGAATGACAAAGCACGCAATCAAAAGACCATATGGTTATATTAATGACGATGTGAAATTGACTTACTATGTTACAAACGATTTTTATATTAAGAAACTTTGGGAAGCCTGGCTGAATTCTGTAGTGAATGATGTAGGTGATAAAGTTGGCTATAGAGATGACTATGCTCAAGACGTAGTTATTTCAGTGCTTAATTTAAATCATAATGAAATCCATCAGGTAACTTTAACAAAAGCTTATCCAATTACAATTAATGCTATTGAATTAAACAATGGTTCTGAAAACGAACTAATGAGATTAACAGTAACTTTGACTTATGAAGATTACACTACTAAGTCAAATAACTTTGAAACAATCTCTTCAATTCCAGATTTTAATTCGGCATTAACAATTCCAGCTGGTGGTATTTCTTCTTTGCCGTTTAGTCCTTTTGGTGATATTTCAAATCAATTGAACTTTACATCTCTTGACGATTTGAAAGACGCTTTACAAGGTTCATTAAATGGCGCATTAGATTCTATTCAAAATAATATTACAGGATCTATTAAAGAAGTTATTACCTCAGTAACAAGACCAATCACATCAGCAATCAATACTGTTACAAACTCGATTACTGGTGGATTTAATCAAATCGTTGGTACTCTTTCTGGCGGTGTAAATGGTATAATAAATAATGTTACAGGATCTATCACCAGCACGATTGGTGGTATATTAAACAACCCAGCATCTCAAATTGCTGGAAAAATAACAAGTGGCATTAATAGTGTGACTAATAGAATTTCGTCCGGTATACGCGGACTATTTGGATAATATAATAGGAGTATATAATGGCTTTACCAAGAATTGATTCACCAAAATATGAGCTAAGAATTCCGAGCAATGGTGAAGTAGTAGAATATAGACCATACCTTGTGAAGGAAGAAAAAATCCTCATGATGGCTATGGAAACAAAAGATCAGCAACAAATGATTCGTGCTTTACGCGATGTGATTGCTGGTTGTACTGAAGGCAAGGTTCAAGTTGACACCCTTGCTATGTTTGATTTAGAATATGTCTTCCTTAAGATCCGCGGTAAATCCGTTGGTGAAACTACTAAGGTTGGTTTGAAATGTTCTGAGTGTAAACATAAAAACGAAGTACAAATTAACCTTGACGAAGTTGAAGTTCAAGGCGAAGTAAAGAAAAGCGCTAAAGTTGCTTTGACCGATAAGGTTGGTGTAGTACTCAAGTACCCAACAGTAAAGGGAATTCAAAAGCAGCTTGGCAAACAGGGTGGATCAGATTCCGAAGTAACGATGGCAGCAGTAGCAAGTGCTATTGAATCTATTTACGACGAAAACGATGTTTACTCTACTGACGATGAAAAAGCTGAAGATGTGGTTAACTTTTTGGATTCCTTGACATCATCACAATTCAAAATGATTTCCGGATATTTTGAAGATATGCCAAGACTAAAACATGAGGTGAAATTTAATTGTGCAAGTTGTAAGACTGAAAATAGTCAGACCTTGGAGGGTCTAACGAATTTTTTCTAGTGGCTCTCTCACATGACTCATTAGAGAATTATTATAAGACTAATTTTGCTTTAATGCAACACCACAAATATTCTCTAACGGAGCTTGACTCAATGATACCGTGGGAGAGAGAAATTTACGTTATGTTACTAAATCAGTTTATTGAAGAAGAAAATGAAAGAATAAAACAACGTAATAAGCGTGGATAACCAATATGGCAGAAGAACTAGGTCGCACATTAGAGCAATTGACCTCTACAATACAAGAGCAAAATAAAGAGTTAAAGCAAAAAGACTCTATGAAAGAGCTCGATCAGAGTATTACTGCTTTAGAAAAAAGCGGTACGGAAAACTCTGCCAGATTGAGGGAAACATTAACGCAAATTCAGCTATCTCTTGATAGTGCTACAAATGAAGAGCAAATGGAATTGGCTCGCGAACAATTAGATGCACTTCAAGGATTAGCCGGAACTGAAGAAGAAAATAGAGAATCTTCTAGACGTCAAGAAGAAGCAAATGAGTTTTTGTCTCAACTTGTATCTGGTATTGATGGATTAGCAGATTCTTATGATAAACAATTAGATGCTATGAAACCTTCTGGTGGATTATTAGCTGGTCTTGGCGCGGTAGCATTATTATTCATGGATCCTGAAACACTATTTGCTGGTGTTAGAGCCGCAATTGATGGTGTATTTGCTATTGTTGATTCTATTAAAATGTTTTTAGATGGAGACTTTAGTGAAGGATTTGCTCTACTTGGAGATAATATTGGAGCTGTTGCTGGTATTCTAGGAACTCTTGGAATACTATTTGGCGGAACAATTATTAGAGCGTTTGGTGGGATATTCAAGGGAATACAACTAGTAGTGCGAGGAGTTCAAGTGTTTAGACTCTTTATGCTAGGCACATTTGTTCCAAGCATGATTGGATTCTTTAGTACTATATCAGCTGCAGTAGCACCAATACTTGTTGCGGCAGCTCCCTTTATTGCAATTGGAGCTTTAGTTGCTGCAGGTGTGTACGCGATATATGAAGCATTCCAAACAGCAAAAGATGTATTTGATGAAACTGGTTCTATTACAGAAACAATGGTAACCTTTGCCACTGATATTGTAACAGCTCCGCTCAGATGGATTAAGAACTTATCTGCGTGGGTTTTATCTAAATTAGGATTTGAAGAATTAGCAACAAAATTAAATAATTTTGATATTACTAAAACCATAACAGATACTGTTATGGGAACAATTGATTGGATAAAAGGAATCTTTACCGATCCAGTAGCTGCTTTAGAAAAGTTAGCAGTTGCTTTACTTGGAGTTGATGGATTACTTGGTGTAATCACTGCACCTATTGATAAAGCAATCGCTTGGGTTCAAGGATTATTTAATCTAGGAGATCCAAACAGACCGTTCTCTTTATATGACACTCTATATACACCTATTGATAAAACTATTACATGGTTGCAAGGTTTATTTACAAATCCTGTTGTGGCTTTACAACAAGCTTGGAATGGATTAGTTGGTGAAGGTGGATTAGTAGACATTTTACTTTCTCCAGTTGATAAAGCCATTGCATGGGTTCAAGGGCTATTTGGCTGGGGTGATCCAACTGAACCATTTAAAATTACAACACTAGTAAAAGATGCTTTTACTTCTGCAAAAGATTGGATTGTAGGTCTATTCACATGGGGATCGGAAGCAGGTACTGGTGAAGATGGGTCTTGGTCGTTATCAACATTTATTCCAAACGCTTTTGCAGATGTAAAAGAATGGTTTATGGGTAAGCTAAGGTTTGCTGCTGGATTAGCAACTGAAGGTTGGACTAACTTAAAAGACTTTGCCTCTTCCAAATTTACCGCTGTAAAAGAATGGTTCACCGGTCTTTTCTCTTGGGCATCTGAAGGATTATCTGATGGATGGACTAACCTTACAGATTTTGTAAAAGGTAAATGGACCGCAACTAAAACATGGTTCACTGGATTATTTGATTGGAGCTCAACTGAAGGCGAAGGCAATGTAATACAAGACTTATTTGATTCTGCTATTGAAAAGGTGAAAACGTTCTTTACAGATCTATTTGATTTCCTACCATCTTTTGCTGAAATCAAAGCTTCACTTACTTCGATGCTTCCTGAATGGATGCAACCAGCTTCTATTGATGAACAAAGAGCAGAGTTGATAGATCAATTAGCTGCGATGGAAGCAGCTGCAGCTAACGCTTTACCAGCTGCCGAACAATTTGATAACCCTATTACCAATGATACCCGAGAAGATTTTGAAGCTGAAGCTGCAGCTATTAGAGTACAACTAGCAGAACTTCCACAGGCAAATAACGGTGGCTTTATGAAAGCTCCCGAGTCTGGTGGATTAGCTATGTTGCATGGTGCAGAAATTGTAGCACCACTTAATTCTCCACAAGGTAAGGTACTAATGGCGATCAATGATCTTATGAACGCTAAGTCTGTTGCTGGTGCTGGTGAATATGGTGGAATGGGTGGACCAATGATTGTTCAAGGTGGAAGTAATCAAACTTCTAATAATACAAACAATGTATCTACTTCTACTTACACAATTCAACAGGGCATTACACCTGATGACTTCCTCAAACGAGACTTTGTAAACTTCTCATACTGATAAAAAAAGGGACCCCGAAGGGTCCCTTTTCTCTTATTGGCCTGCAGCCAATTTTTGGAAATAACTCATTGTATCATCTTCATCATTAGATGTTTCTGGTACTGAGTTACTTGTTACTCCAGGTGATGCTTCTACTGGTTCATAACGAGATGGAGCTGGCTCATCAAGAGATACAGACTCCGCTGTAGTCATTACCATATCCTCTTGGCCAAGGACACGGTTCAACTTAGTTTTAAGTTCATCGTATGTTTTATAGTTTTTAGGATCGAGGAAATCCTGCAAGCTATACAAACGATTGTAAATACCTTCTAGCTTTTCATCGTCATCAGACAAAGCAGAGGCATTTGCAAACTCAGATTTGTCATAGTTACGATAACCCGCAACCTGCTGAATCTTAAGTTTGAAATTCGCTCCATCCCAGAAATCAAATGGATTCACCGGATCTTCATCGGCAAACTGCGGCTGCATAACATCCATAATCTTATCAAAGATCTTTTTACCAAACTTATAAAGGAATACCTTACCTTCATTGTCTGGGTTACCTGGATCAGATACGACTTGAATATTTGCTACATAATGCAAGCGGCGCTTACGATCACGAGCAGTTTGTTTATCCTCTTCACGACCAGAATTCCACAGCACTGAATTCATTTCAGATACTGGATCATTTTGACCAATTGATGTAAGAGAATTTTCGATGTACCAAAGACCTGATGGACCTTGGAAACCGTGATCCCAATAACGAACCCAAGGGAGATCCTCGCCTTCGGGTGCTGGTAGGAAACGAATTACTGCGTAACCATTACCTGCTTTATCGACTGTTGGTTTCCACAAACGCTCATCTGCATAAGATTGCTTTTGTTGTCCACCACCACCGGCGGCTTCTGCCGCTTTGGTAAGTGAATCGATAGAACTGCGGTTACGTTTTAGATTTGAAAAAGACATATATTTCTCCGTATGTTTTTGTATTTACTGAATTATCCACATTCACATAATATAAGTATTATACATCAAAATTACTCTGATGTAAACACCTTAAGCACAATATTTTTAGCTTTTTGCAAATCATATTGAACAAAAGGTGAATATTTACGAACCTTTCGTGAGACATCTGGCCACACAATAGTTTCGCTTATTTCTTTATTAGCACGATTCATAAATCCTGTAAGTTGATTTAGAATTACTACTGACTCTATATTTATATCACCACCAAGGTAAGCCGTGATGATATGAGGATGACCATCTGATGAATTCAACACTTGATCTAAATTACCTAGATCAGCAAGTGTAGTCATATCATTTTCAAAGGTATAACCTAATGACTGCATACGCTTTTGATAAGACTTATAGATGTCTTCATCTTCAATCATATCGCCAATCCAAGTCTTATCTTGAATGAAGTGCGCTGCATAATAGTTGATTAGTTCTTTAGCACTATCAAATTTTCTACCAACCTTTGCAAAGAAATATTTGTCTTTTCGTTTCCAAAAAGATTGTGGCTTTACAGAAGTCTTATAATTGTATTTGATAGCGTCATAACTATCAGACTCAAAATGTAACTTCATAGATTGGTAAAAGCGAAAAGCGTCGTATGGTTCCATAATCATATTGGCAAAGTTGCTGTGTTAGAGTCTTTAATCATTCGAAGACGTTGGGCTTCAGCAGTAACTTTTTCTTTAAGACTAGGAGTAATCACTCTTCCTACGTCTTCTACTGGAAACTCAAGTTCCTCACAAACTTCAAGGATTGCGTCTAAATAAGAAAGCTGAAACTGCTTTACTTTCTTTTCTACCACAGTAGAAAATCTTTTCTTTGTGAGTATCTTACCTTCTAACATTGCTGAATTAGTTCCAACG